GTTTCCCAGTCACGATCGGCTCCAGCAACTAACAATTGTTGTTCAAGCTGCCAATAGTAAGTTGGCTCTAAAACCTGGTTGCGAACATTTTCAGCAAGAACTTCATTCCAAAGCTTGTGCTCAAAAATTGTTTTGCGATCTTCGCTAATACCATCAAGAGAAGCTAAAAGCGGTAAACCTTCAACTTCTAATGTAGCAACTATTGGTTCAAATGTTTCAGCCGTTTCAAACTCTAACAAGTCACGAGCTTTATCTTCAGTCTCATGGCCTTTATCAAAAAGCTTTTGAAGGTGATCAGATACCTTTTCTTTAACGCCTTTCTTTTCATTGAGTAAAACAGTACGGCTTTTGTACTTGCTTTCACCAAAAACACTAGGCGCTTCACTTGCGTTAAAGTGCTCTTCTCTAAGCTTTAACCACGAATCACTACCTTGGACTAAGTTTTCATGTATTTTCATGTTATGCGTTCCCTACTTTTTCTATTGTTAATAATTGTTGAGTTGAGAAAGTAATACCTTGAGCATTACCAGACTTGATAATTTGATCAGGTGTTTTCTTTCCAGCTAAAATTGCTTTTTCCCAATTAGGGAAGTTTTTCTTAAATTCTTCATCAGGGTAACAAGCTGATTCATCAACGGCTTCTTCGTGGTTGCCGCCATCATCATCTTCACCACCAACAACAATACCCAGGCTACCAGTTAACGTATAACGTCTTAGATAACTAATAGCTGAAGCGATTGCTTTAAGTGGGTTCTTGCCGCCGCTAATATCAGGCTGAGAAGTTAGCTCGCTTGTTTCACTGTGGCCACTGGCATGAGTAACGATACAAGTAACAGTGATCCAGCCTTGATTTTGTGATTGGCTGAAGCGATAAGATAACCCGGTTTCTTTTAACGCCGGGCGAATTGCCTTAGCAATATCTTCAAGCTTGGCGTAATCGTAGTAAGTACGACCTTTGTTAGTTGTGTAATCAACAACGCCTGATTTCTCAATTGTTGGTAAAAGACTTTGAAACTTTGACATTGCTTCGTTGAAGTCTTTCTTGGCTTGATTTGCTTCATAACGCTCTTGAAGATCCATAAGCTTTTCAAGTTGAGTAATATCAGCGCCTTTTTCAACAGCGATTTCAATCAATCTCATGTGAGGCTGAGCCATTACAGGTAATGAGCTTTGTTCTTGCGTAACCAATTCTGAATTACTCACTTTTATCACCTCTTAATTTTTTTAACTTACTGGCTTTTTCTCTTAACACTAAAACCTTATCAAGAGCTTCAGCTTCAATAGAACCAGCTTGCTCATATAAAGCTTCAATTTCAGCTTCAACAACATCAGTTTCTGGAACTGGAACTTCAACTTCGTGAGTGCCAAGAAGAGCGTAACCATAAGATCGCATATCATTAGTTGCGACCATTGGCTTACCATCAAAGCCTTTGTGAATAAATAATTGTGCTTTTACTGTTTCCATGTTGATACCTATTTGCTAATTGGACAACCCTAAGTTTAAGCTTTAAAAATATAATTGCAAGAAATTCTTTTACTTTTTTATCTTTTAGTTTTATAGTTACAACCATCGAAGCAAACCAAACAAAAGGTAACGTAATGAAATTAGCAAATATGAACGCTGGCAAGTCTCTTAGGGTGTTAATGGAAGAGAATGATGTTTCAGCAAAGAAGTTAGGTAATGATCTTGGCGTGTCTGCCACAACCGTTAGCACTCTTAGAAGAGAGAAGCTTATAAGTGGTAGCAATTTAGTAATGCTATCTGAGTATTTCAAACTTAGCGCCGCTGACTTTATCCGCAAGGGCGAAGAAGAGGCGTAGGCCATGCACTATTACAAAAGAAATATTGGTGATTACCATAAGAAAGCAGGACGCTTATCAATTTTACAGCACGGAGCGTACACGCTTTTAATTGATGCGTGTTATGACCGTGAAGTTTTCCCAACGATGGAAGACGCTATTGATTGGGTGTGGGCCTCTTCCGAAGCTGAAGTTGATGCTGTTAAGTTTGTGCTAAAGAAGTTCTTTATTGAAGATGGTGGCGTTTACATTCAAAGCCGGATTCAAGAAGACTTGGATAAGTATCACGCTAACGCACTAACCAATAAGCGTATTGCTATTGAGCGAGAAAAGAAGAAGAAGAAGAAGAAACAAACGAAAGGTAAGGTTGACAGCACGAAGCGTGAACAAACCGTTAACGAAAAGGCTAATTCATCAAACGAAGCTCCACCTAACCAAGAACCATTAACCAAGAACCAAGAACCATTAACCAAGAACCAATTAAGTAATACGTCAGCTAAAGCTAACAACGACATTCTTGAAGTGTTTAATTACTGGAAAGAAGTTATGAAGAAAAACAACTCTTCAATACTGAACGCCAAACGAACTAAGGCACTTAAAGACAGGTTTAAGGAAGGTTATACGGTTGAACAGATTAAAATGGCTATTGTCGGTTGTTCAATGACACCTCACAACATGGGGCAAAACAACAACGGCAAAAAGTATGATGATCTTGAGCTTATTTGTCGTGATGGTTCAAACGTTGAAAGATTTGCTGGTAATGCTCAACAAGCAGCACCGCAAAAATATAGCGCCGTTACTGAACGGAATATTAATAACATTAGAGACTTGGAGTTAGATTAATGAATAAATCAAATGCTAAAAAAATAGCTGAAACAATTACTTTTAGCCAGTTGCAAGAAATGTTTAACAATGCAAAAGAAAATATTACTGATTGGACTGTTGTTAGTAATGTTAATAAGCAAATGACCAAAGGAACCGCTTGGAATATTTTATTTGAAGGTTTAAATCCTGAAATAATAGTTCACAAGTTAGCGGTAAAAAATATGATTTGGGAATTTGGCGATTATTTACCTGAAGAACTGAAAATAAAAAAACCGGTAAAACAAGTTAGTTCACTTAAATTAACACATCAAGATCCAAGGTTTTAATTATGCAAAAACATGAAGAAACTGAATTTAAAGAAATAATGATTGGTCTTGGTGAATACTATGGCAAAGAGATCACCGAAGCTTTAACTAAAATTTATTGGTACGACTTAAAGCTATTAAGTATTGAGCAATTTAAGCAAGCCGCCAGCACTCACCGTATGAATACTGATAGCGGCCAATTCTTTCCTAAGATAGCTGATCTTATGCGTCAAATTAACGGCACCACTAAGCAAAATGATCAGCAACTTGAAGATAAAGCTGATATGGCATGGTTAACGATTACCAGGGAAGTTAAACGAGTTGGCTCTTATGGCTCACTCAAGATGGAAGATAAGCAAGCTTTAGCCGCCGTTAAGTCATTAGGTGGTTGGAAATTCATTTGCTCTAAAACTGAAGCTGAGCTTGTTTGGTTACATAAAGAGTTTATTGCTACTTATAAAAACTTTGAGCGTACACCAGTTGAAGCCTTGCCTGATAAATTACCGGGTAGAGTAGCTTTAGAAAATCACAAGGCTGAGCAATCGCAAGGCTTAAAACATATAACCGATGGCATTCAAAACTATCGAAACAGAAAAGGAATAGAGAATAATGGCTGATCATTACCAAGAACAACGCGAGCGAGATTTAATTTTCTCAGAATTCAACGAAAAAAAATTCAATGTTATTTACGCTGATCCTGCTTGGTCTTTCAATAGTAAAAAATCAGGCGGTTCAATGAAGTCAGGAGCAAGCCAAAAGTATGATGTTATGACCATTGAAGATCTTAAAGCTTTGCCAGTTCAAGATCTCGCGGCTGATAATTGTTTGCTCGTTATGTGGTGGGTTGGTGCTATGCCGCAAGAGGCAATTGATTTAGTTCGCGCTTGGGGGTTTAAACTTAAAAACATGAATGGCTTTGTTTGGAATAAACAAACTAAAAAAGGATTGCCATTTTTTGGTATGGGTTATTACTCAAGGGCTGGTAGCGAGGCAGCTATTATCGCCACAAAAGGTAAGCCAGACATTAAAAGCCGAAGTGTTCGCGCCGTTGTTACTGCGCCCGTTGGTAAGCATTCAGAAAAGCCAAACGAGTTTAGAAAGCGCATAAATGAATTAATGGGCAAAGAATGCCCTAAGATTGAATTATTCGCCAGACAAAGGCATGAAGGATTTGAGAGTTGGGGAAATGAATTATAAAAAAACCGCTAACCAATTAAGGCTAGCGGCTACAACACAACATGAGAAAACACTCGTCCAAGAGCAAGGTAATAATATTATGAATACTGAAGAAATACAAATTGAAGTAGCTGGCAAAGAACTTGATTTTGTAGTTGAGTTCAATTTTACCAAAGGAACGCCCGGCGTTTATCACTTAGCCCCGGAAGATTGCTATCCGGCTGAGCCAGATGAATATGAAGTAACGGCTTTGTACTGTATCGGTTATGAGCAAGGTAAGCGAAAGCATTATGATGTTTCTTATATGCTTGAGTTTATCAATGATGAAGTGGTTGAGGTATTGGGGTGTATTATAAATGAGTGATTTCAATATAGGTCAAAGAATAAAGAAAATTTATCCTTATCAAATATTTGAATCTTACGATCCGATTGGTGAGCCTCTCATGATCGTGACTGGGAAAC